TCTTACGTACCCTGCTTGTTCTTTTGCATCTTCAGTTAACTGTTGAGCATAAGATACCATGCTAGCAGCGTTATCTACTGATTCTCTAGTATATACATCGCTTGCTGTACGTCCTTCTCGTTCAGCTCGTATACGTCCCTCTTCTTTTAAGAGCTCGTTATACTCCCTCTGTCGTTTTATTTCTTCTGGTGTTGGCACTTAAGTCTACTTTTATATAAATAGGGAAGGCCCGCTATTTGCGAGCCTTTGTACTATAAGAAGGTTTCTTTATATTAGGTCCTTTCGGCATTGAAGATGGAGTTGTACCTTTTGAAGCTTTTTTATTAGCTTCAGCTTCTTTTTCGTAAAACTCATTTATCTTTTGAAATGTAAAGTTTCTTAACCAAATAGGCATGTTGTATATAGTATCATAATCATACCCTCCCTTTCCGTGGAATACTATTTCATGTATTTGTGTAAAAATGTTGACTCTATAAGTCGGCGTCAGGCCAAAGAAAGTTAACTCCGATTGGTATAGCGACACCCTCCTCTGCGTCCTCTGGGTAAAACTTAAGGTCTATATCAGGTTGAATGTCTGCAACATGCTTTCGAAATGCTCTAGAATCTCTAGCTAAAAATCTGTTATCAACAAACTCTCTAATAGTTTTAGTCTCTCCGTTGCCGTTAACACTGGTTAACATATACTTTAATCTAGTAGAAACCTCAGGAGAAGCATCTTTATTCATCTTTTTTAATCCTTTTAACTCTTGATCTATTTTATATTCATCAGAATGAGTTAAAAGTTTAAAAGTGATTTTATCACCAGTAGTGGGTAAAGTATATTCAAACTCATTTTTACCATCAGTTAACTTAGATTCATCAAAAGTTTTATTAGTTACTTCTGATAGGTCTACGGTTACTTTTTCTCCTTGATAATTAAAATCGTAATCTTTACCATATCCTAAGATACGTGCAGCTACAAGTAGTGCATTTTTATCTCCTATAAGTAGTTCACCATATTTGATGTTTTTATCTACTATAAGTGATTGTAGAAGTTTATCAATAACTACTCCTTTTACGATGTAGTTTTGATTAGTAAGGATATCTTCTTCTTTTGCAGTCATGTACTTCATCTCTATTGTTCCGGATTTAAGAGGTGAGTCAGCTGAATAAAGAAGTCCTTTTGAGGGTAGATCTATAACCTCACTTGGGAATTTCTTTTCTTGTTCCATAAATGATTAAATTAAAACTAGTTTATATATAAATATACGAACTTTACTTTTATAAAACAACAAACCCGACATAAAGCCGGGTAAGTATCGGTGGTATTTGGAGGTATTAATAGTTCAATACACAGTAGTCCATTGCTACCGTCATTGTAAGTTCTGCTACGTCTGAAGTAGCCCAATCAAATGAACCTTGAGCCATATTTACTATGAAAGCTCCTTTGATTACCCATTCTGATACGATATCACCAACAGGTCCTAATACATTTAATGTTAAATCCTTCTTATAGAAGTCAGAGTACCCAGCACGTCCTGTTACTGATTCATAGGATAATCGTGCCCAGTCCATCACAGCTTGAGCTCCAGACGGAGTAATCGGATCATATAGAGTCATATCCATATTTTCCCAGCTTCTCTTGCCACGAATCTTTCTGTATGTGTTAATATGATCTAGTTTAACTTCCTCATCAGTAAAGGAAGGAGCCGTTACTGATTTGATCATAAAGCTTGGAATGTTGTCAATATACATGACAAATCTATTCTGAACTTTAGGCTCGAAGGCTCTAAACATTATTTCGTTTGGATCTAATACTGCCATTTTATTTCTTTATTATAAATATTCTACTAAAAAATTATGCTCCGAAAGATGCTCCTGTTGGTTCGATTGTAAAGTCTAGAACAATATACTCAACTGTTTTAGCTGGTTGTATAAATATCTGTCCTATCAACTGATTTCTATCAATCACATCTGCGGTGTTGTTTGTGTCATCCATCACGACTCTAAAAGCATAAAGACCTTGTCTTTGTACTACAGACTCTAAATATGGATTGACTTGTGCTAAGAAGTTGTTTCTAGTAGTATTAGTATTTTGTTCGAATACTAAACCTCTTGAAGCATCCCCTACGAACTTTTTAAGGTCGATTAATAATCGTCTTACATTTACTCTATCAAGTGCAGATTTCTTTTTCTGTAAGGTCTTCTGACCAAATACTGAAATACCTGCTCCTGGGAAAGTAGCGATTGGGTTTACATTAGCACTGTAAAGTGTATCACGTTGTGTACGTGTTAATTTTCTCTCAGCTTGGATAACATCTCCGATTCCACCTCTAGTTAAACCTGCAGGTGCGAACCATGGTGCTGCTGCTCCATCTGTGAATGCATATACTCCTGGTATAACAACTGATGCTGGTACCCACTCTGTTTTTCCAGTAGCAGATAGCATCTGTAGCCAAGGCCAGTAAGTAGCAGTGTAAGAACTGTTAATGTTTCCTGCTGTTCCTGTTACGTTTGACACTGTAGCTCCGTAGTTTTGTGTATCAACTACTGCAATAGCATCTCCTCTAGTCTCTGCTAAAGAAATAATACTATCTAACTGTGTTTTATGGTTACCGAACTCATAAATCAATCCTGGAGCTGAAACGATATTAAAAATATATTCGTCTTTATTTCCTAGAATCGATATAGCATCTGCATATCCTGTTGCATCACCTAATCCTTGAGTATCTGTATTGTTAATATCTCCAAAGAAGTTACCTGAAGTATCGATTGTTCCTGTTGCAGTACCAAATGCTCCAGATTGGGCAGCTGGTAAAGATCCAGATAAGTTACCGTTACTTATAAGTCCATCGTTTCCGATATAGTTTAAAGTTTGACGATTTACTCCTGAGATTCTAATATATTTTGATCTATTTACATATTCTCCTACAGTCGAAATGTATACTGATCCGTCTCCATCTGTAACTTTGCTAATCGCTTGATTACCAACTACTGATTCAATATAGTTACTAGAGTTAGGATCTAACGACAAATCGTTAAAAGATTCTAAAATAATCTTTCCTTTAGTATTGTCATCTCCTCTTCTTACTGATAGAGTGAATGTACCTTGACTGTTATTAATATTTGAGATTTCGTATCGTATATTGTCTGATGTACCGTTTACTAGTGAACCATCTGCATTTAGTGAACTTGTACTGTTGAATACGGTTCCTTTACCTAAAGTATCAATAGTAAAAGGTGTTGATCCAGATTGCGCTGTTATTCCTGTATCTGTTGCTGCACTGAATGTCCCAGTTACTACTCTAGTTACTAATACTGAGTTTCCTCCGTTTCCAAAGTAAGATTTTACTGCTAGGGAGGTTAAAAATTCTTTTTTAGCTGAGCCAGAAGTGAAAGTAGTTCCGAATACTCTTTGGTACTCCCCGTAAGAAGTTACTAGGGTAGGTACTTCTACTGGTCCTTTTACTGTAGGTCCCAAGATTGCTGCTCCTGCCTCTGTAGGTGCTGGTGCGATAAATGAAATATCGTTTTCTCTTGATAATACACCTGGGGAGATTAATGTTTCTGCCATGTTACGTTATATTAAATGTTTAGTCTTTTATAAATATTGGTATAGAATCGAAACCTAACCTGTAAAAAGTAGTTTTTTCCTACATAAATAAATATACTAAAATACTCCTAACCTATTTAGAAGGAGTAAAAGTACCTCTATCTATATCGATTGATCCTCTGCCGTATTTTTTTTCTAAAACTTCAACAACTTGTTTTTCTTCATTTCTTAGAGTGTCCAACATAGAAATAGCATCTTGTTCTCGTTTCTTAATATTTATCTGAGCTAGTTTTATAAGTCCAAACTCTTTGGTAATCTTTTCAGTATTAGACTTAATACTTTTTAGTATGTGTATTTCGTTTTCAGTCAGATTCATAATCTTGTGTTGCCGTAATGTACTACTTTTATATTTTTATCAGTTTTATAACTTCTCCATGGATCTACTACAACTGAGCCTTCTGGAAAATCATAATCGTGATGTTTACCCATATGTCCTAATAAGTATACTGCTTTTATAGGAGTTTCAGGATCATATGTTACTTCGAACCTATTACCAAATCTTTCACAATACTTACCTGTTAGTATAGATGTTGAACCGTCTTTATAATGTACGTCAGGTTTGTATGCTTCTCCTAATATAACGATAGGCAGATTATCTCTTTGACTTTCTATTACTAATCTAGTAGATAAGTTTTTAGCTTGTTCTTCTCTTGCTTTCATTATAGCATCAAATAAGTCGTAACCTAATCCTAACTCTTGAGCCATATAACGTAATGCAATATTATCTCTTGGATGACATCCTCCTCCATCACCCATTCCTGCTTTCATGTAAGCTGGTCCAGTTATTCTGTATGTAGATCTTTCTAATGCTCCTGTAACTACATCTACATTCATATTGCCTCCTTTTTCAGCAACATCCTGAATCATATTGACTAAAGCTACCTTAGTAGATATAAATGTATTGTAAAATATTTTTATTGCTTCTGCTTCATCCCAAGTACCTACTTCGTATCTTGTACCTTCTGTAATAAAGGTTTCATAGAATTCTAATAATAGTTTAGCATCTCCAGTAGTAGAA